GGTTTTCCATGAACAAGATGTCCTGGATATCCATTTCGTTGATTTCACCTTTTTCAGCCAAGTTGGGTTTGGCAGGATCAGATCCATCTTCTACGGCAGCTGGTCCAAGATATTTGTGGATCAGTATTGAGGTGCCACCTGCACCTACAGCTTCGCGAATAACCCTATCCTGATAGTGGTAATCGTTCGTTTTAGCGTTTTTCCAAAGTGATAATTTAGGCATTTTTTCCCTGCAGGACCAAAAAGGTCCTGTTTCTTACTGTTATTTACCGGTTGACAGACGATCCAAGATAAGTTATAATAACATCATTGACACACTAAACGGAGTAAAAATGGCTACAGCAACCAAGAAAAAAGCGGCCCCTGTTAAGAAAACACGGGTTACAGCTAAACAAGTAAACGCACACCGCGGACGTGGGGTCAAAGACTTTAGCCCAACGTGGGAGGGAGCCGCAGATTTTGATGAAGAACAATTTTCTCGTCAGTTCCGCCGTGCCATGGACTATTACAGGCTTGAACACAACGTAAAAGACTTGCGTCCAAAAGTTGCAGAATGGATGGAGTCAAATGGCTACAAGAAAGATGCCATTGGCGAGTTTCGCAAGTTAAAAGACAGTCGTGTCAATAGTACACTTTGCGGAATAGCCGCTTGCTTGGTGCGAGGCATGCCCCCAGTTCACGTAAAATTTAACAGCGGCCGAGACACATCCGAATGGTTGCGTAATGAAATTGCCAAGGCTGTTAAGGAAGGCAAGAACGATGAGGAAGAAGTGGTCAAGGACGTTCCTGTTGTAAAGAAAGAAACTATCCAAGACCGCCTGGCCGAAAAGTTTAGCGAAACAATGGGCGATATCGAAGGTGCCATTGACGACTACATTACAACTGGGAAAGAAGTAAAAGCGTTTAACATTTTGTCTACTGCCAACATTGCAGTGCAGTATGCCCCTAAGGTAGTAGACATCATCCAACGCCGTGTTGTAGAAATGAATGAGTTGCTGGAAGGCAAAGACGGCCAGTTGATGGAAGCGTACAAACACTTGGGCAAACGTGAAGTTAAGGCATACATCAAAATGTATGAGACAATCATCAATGATGCAATGGCTTACAAGACCTCTAAGATTGCTACTCGTGCCAAGCCCAAGCGTAAGCCAGTGCCACCTGAGCGTCAAGTCAAAGGCCTCAAGTACATGAAGGAGTTTGCTGAGCTGGGACTCAAGAGCATCAACCCAACAGAAATCTTGGGCATGAGCGAGTTGTGGACTTACAATACTAAAACCCGTAAGCTGGGACGTTTTGTAGTGTCAATGCACGGTGACATGGCAATCAGTTTGCTGGGCGTTAAGGGTAGTGCTATCATTGGATACGATGAGATCAAGAGTACCTGCAAAACACTACGCAAGCCTGCAGAAAAGCTAGCCGAGTTCCGTACCCAAGGCAAGCCGGGCCTTCGTAAGTTTATGGACACTATTAAAAGCGTAGAGACCAAGCTAAAAGGACGAATTAGTCCAGATACTATCCTACTTCGTGCAATCAAGTAAGGACTAGCAGTGCAGTCTTCGGTAAATAATACTGGAGACTGCACATGCAAAACAACACAACACAACGTTCTAAAGCCGCAAAAAACATTGAGCTAATGCTTGGTGGCGGCCTAGTAGATGTCGAATTAGATAAAGAACACTACGACCTGGCTATTGATAAAGCAGTTGGCAAATATCGCCAACGCTCTAGTAGAGCAGTAGAAGAAAGCTTCATGCTACTAAACTTAACAGCTGGCAATAGTTCTTATACTTTACCTGACGAAGTCATTGATGTCAAAGTTGTTTATCGTGCCAGTGCCGGCGGGGTAGGTACTACAAGCACAGGCTTTGAGCCATTTGAAGCTGCCTACTTAAACATGTACATGCTAAATGCCGCACGTGGGCAAGGGTTAGCATCATTTGAATTGTATATGGGACAACGTGAATTAATGGGACGTATGTTTGGTGCCCATGTTACGTTTACTTGGAGTCAAACAAGCAAACAAATTAATCTACACCGTAGCATCAAAGGTGAAGAATCTGTATTGCTACACACTTACAACTATCGCCCAGACGAAGCATTGTTGGCTGATACAGGCTCGGGTCCATGGATCAGAGATTATGCCACAGCTCAAGCCAAGATGATGTTGGGACAGGCTCGTAGCAAGTTTGCTCAGTTAGCAGGCCCTCAAGGTGGTGTTACACTAAACGGCAACGACCTAATACAGCAAGCTCAAGCTGAAATTGAAAAGTTAGAAGAAGACTTAAAAACATTTGCTGATGGTGGCACGCCACTTGGCTTTATCTTTGGTTAAACGGTAACTTGACATTCGATTGCACTCGTGTTAATATAGTGCATGACTACACAAATTATTGGCATCTGCGGCTTCATTGGTTCCGGCAAAGACACTGCCGCAGATTACCTGGTTAACTTCCATGAGTTTCGACGAGACTCATTTGCCGCTACACTCAAAGACGCAGTTGCTGCCGTGTTTGGCTGGGACCGAGAATTACTAGAAGGTCGTACCAAGGCGGCTCGTGAATGGCGAGAACAAGTTGATCCGTGGTGGAGTGAACGTTTGCAACGACCCGACCTTACTCCACGATTGGTGCTACAGCTTTGGGGCACTGAAGTATGCCGTCGATCCTTTCATGATGACATTTGGATTGCCAGTTTAGAAGCACGACTACGTAATAGTAAAGACAATATTGTTATCAGTGATTGTCGTTTCCCTAATGAAATTAAAGCTATCAAAGAAGCAGGTGGCAAGGTAATTTGGGTACAGCGTGGGGAGTTACCAAGCTGGCATATCATGGCAGGTAAAGCCAACAACGGAGATGCGTTTGCCGCAGAAAAACTCAAGAGCCTTGGTATTCATGCAAGCGAAACTGCCTGGGTTGGAACCAATTTTGACTATATAGTAGATAACAATGGCACTGTTGACGATTTATACAATCGTATTGCGGCGATTGTCCGGTAAGTCATAAAATAGCATTTTCCGGTAAATAGGTCCAAATTTAGCACTATACGCTAAATATCTTCGTAGAGGGTATGATCCCTTAGATTACGGAGATATATAAAATGGCTCAATTAAGTTCCCCAGGTGTAAGCGTTTCAATCATTGATGAAAGCGCATACGCATCTGCTGGCACTGGCACAGTTCCAGTTATTGTTTTAGCAACACGCTCAAATAAAGCGTCACCTGATGGTTCAGTTGCACAATATACCACTGCACCTTTTGCTAAAAAACCACTTATTGTTACAAGCCAACGCGAGTTGGTACAATTATACGGTGAACCAAGTTTCACTATCGTTGACGGTACACCTGTACATGGTCACGAATTAAACGAATACGGCTTGCTTGCCGCTTATTACTACCTGGGTATTGCTAACCGTGCTGTTTTAGTACGTGCAGACTTGAACATGGAAGAATTAGAGCCACAAGCATCTGCTCCAACTGGTCCAGCAACAAATGGTCAATACTGGTTAGACACAAGTGCAAGCACATGGGGCTTGTTTGAAGGTAACGGTTCTACTTGGGTAGCCAAGTCAGTTTATGTAACCAGCGGTGTTCCAGGTGCAGGTGAAGGCAACGAAGGCGATTACGCATTGGATGCAAGTGCCACAGTAAAGACTTTCTACAAGAAAGTTGGCAGCGGAGATGCAGGTAACTGGGTTGCAGTAACATCAGGCAACTTGAGTGCAACAGTTACAGTTGCTCCACACTATCAAGTTCCAACAGCCAGCAACGGCGCAGTTTGGTTTAAAACAACAAGTCCAAATTCTGGCTTCGCATTAAAAGTCAAGAAGTACAACGCTACTACACAAAGCTGGACAGCTCAAACAATTGGCGCAGGCAATGTTGACCAATTGGTTGGCTACGTAGACAATGCCACTGCTACCGCAGGATTTGGGCCAAAGCTAGCAACCAACAGCATTTATATTCAGTTCGCAACATCAAACGAAGCCAAATTTGAAATCAAGCGTTTCAATGGTTCTGCATGGGCCACACCAACTGTGAGCGCATCTGCTACTGCCCCAACTGGTGCTTTACCAGACGGCAAGTTATGGTATGATGCAGGTAGTATGGTTGACGTTTATGTTAAGACCACAGTTAACGACGAACCAGTTTGGAAGGCAGCTTCTCAAATTGATGTCAACACAGTAGAACCAACAAATCCAAATTTTGGTGATGTATGGGTTGATACCAACGACATGGCCAACTACCCATTGTTAAAAACATGGGATGGCAGTTCTTGGACAGCAAAAGACAACGCAGACCAAACAACACAAGATGGCGTATTGTTCGCA